AAGGAGGAGAAATTATAAGAGATATTTCTGCCGTTGTAGGAGGAATATATTTAGGAGGCAAAGGAGTAAATACAGTAGTAGATAAAGGTTTAAAAACTAAAAATGGTGTAGCAATAAAAGAAGCTTTAAAAAATATAAAAGGACTAAGAGGTACTGTTATAGAAAAATCTCTTAAAGGTTCTAAAACTCTTACTAAAATAACAGCAGGAGAACAAATATCTATAAATGCTTATGAACACAGGTTAAGTAATCTTATAGGAGAGTTTGTAGCTGATGATAATGAAACTTTAAATACTGTTCTTGAATTTCTAGAAGCTGATGATAACAAAACAGAATTAGAAAACAGAGTAGGAGTAGCTTTAGAAGGAATGGCTTTACTTGCTACTTTACCTGTTGCTGTACTAGGCGGTAAAGGGATAGCAAACACTCTTAAAAATAAAGAAACTATTATAAAATCTTTAAAAGAAATGAAAGTATCTGCAGAAAAAGGTTCTTTAGATATGCAAGGTGTTAAAGATATTATTAAAAAAGCTTCTGAAAATACAAGAGAAAATGCACCTGCTTTAAAAGGACCCAAAGACGAAGACGTTTCTAAACTCTGGCAATATTCTAGTAGTAAAGTAAAAAGAAGCATTAGTAAATTAGGTTTAAAAAGTATTGGTTTTGGTGCTCAAGAATTTTTTAAAAGTAGAGGGTACATGACCCCGAAAGTTTTTGGTATTTTTAACAGGAATGAAGCTGCTAAGAATGCATGGGCTGATGCTACAGAAAATTTAGCAGCTAGATTAGATTATAAAATAAGTAGTGTTATTACAAAAACTGGAAAGTATAAAGACAAGGATGCTTTAGAAGCAAAAATAAATACAGCTTTAAAAAATAAAGATTTAGTTGATGATTGGGAAGCTTATAGAGTTCAACAAAATACTGTAGGAAAACAAAAGATTTATGCAGGAATGGACAGTAAAAGATGGTTAAAGGAGTTTGAAAGAGATTCTTTTAAAGGAATACCCCCTACTATACTAGATGAAATTGTAGAAGTAAGAAAACTAGTAGATGATTTTAGTGAATTATTTTTACAAATGCCTAACAAAGTAATTTCAAAAGATTTAAAAGAAACTATATTAGAGAACACAGGAGAGTGGTTACATACTAGTTATGAAATATTTGAAAACTCTGTAATAGCTAATAGAAAATTTAAAAATTTTAAAAAATTTAGAAATGCTTTTACTAAAGGTATGGAAAATAAAGAAACTCAAAAAACTTTCTTTGAAGAATTAAGACACAATCCTGAATACTTAGTGTTTAAAAATGCAGTGTCTAATATATCTGATATTTTAAAAGACCAAACAAAATTTAAAGATTTTGATGAAGCAAATTTATTAGATGAAGCTATGCAAGTAACTCAAGATATATTAGCAAGAGCTTCTGACGATGTATCTACAGATTATTTTGCCCGTATGGATAATTTTTATGGAAGCTCTAGAAATATATTTAAAAGAAAAGGAGATTTAGATGAACCTATAAGAGACTTATTAGGAGAAATAAAAAGCCCGTCTGCAAATATTTTAAAAAGTGTAACGCAAGTTAGTTCTTTTATAGAAGATTATAGATTTAGCGTAGAAGCTTATGACATGTTAAAAGGTAGAGTAACTAGAAAAATGCCTGATTTAACAGCTAGAGGAGAGCCTGCTTATAGTCAATCGTATGGAAAAAGAGTTGTAAGAACTACAGAAGAAGGGCTTAGTACTTTAGCAACACAAGGACGTAGAGTTAAAGGACATATATTTAATAAGTCTTTCACAGATACTCAAACAGGTATTATTTATGGTTCTCAATTAAAAGGAAAACAATACGGTGCTTTAGATGGTAAATTTATGACTGAAGAAATGGCTGCTATGTTTGGTCAAAGAGCTGGATTACTAGGTAAGTTAGACCAGACATATTGGTATAAGAATTTCTTAGCTGCTAAAGGGTACGGACAGGCTTCTAAAACTGTTTTTAACCACATAACTCATTTAAGAAATACTATTGGTGGTGCTTTTTTTACTTTAGCAAACGGCAACAATCCTTTTGCTGGGTCTAGTAAAGAAGGTATGCAAGCTATTTATCAAAGAAGATTTAAAGAAGTTGGTAAAAAAGAATCTTTAGCATACTACAATAGACTAGTTGCTTTAGATTTAGTTAATACAGGAGCTAGGTACGGAGACATACAAGCATTATTAAAAGAAAGTGCTGATTCAGGCTTAGGTAAATTTTTAAGTAGCACAACAAATAAATTAGGAAATCCGGGTAAAAAGTTAAATAAATTTGGTAAAAGAATACAAGATGCTTATATAGCAGAGGATGATTTATTTAAAATAATTAACTTTGAAGCTGAGTTAGATTCTTTAATTAAACAAGCTAAGTCTACGTCTAACTTTAGAGGAACTAAAATATCTAAAGTAGGCAGTGAGTATCAAGGTAAAATAACTTACGATGAATTTATAAAACAAAATCCTAAGTACCTTCAAGATTTAGAAGTAGAGGCTGCAAGAATTGTAAGAAACACAATACCTACTTATTCTTTAGTTCCCACAGCAATAAAACAATTAAGAAAACTTCCGTTTGGTAATTATTTTTCTTTTCCTGCAGAGATGACAAGAACAAGTTATAACATTGTTGAACAAGGTTTACGAGAAATGATTTTTAGTGGTGGAGGAATTTTTGCTCCTGTAAGATTAAGAGGAGCACGTAGATTAGGAGGATTTTTTGGTGTAGGCATGTTTGGTTCTGAAGGACTAAGTAATGTTTCTAAAGTATGGGCAGGAGTATCTGATGAAGAAGAACAATACCTTAGAGATTTAAACCCTTACGATTATTCTAAAAATTCTAAATTTGTATTTTATAGAGATAAAGAGGGTAAACTTTTTAAAAATGATTTTAGTTTTATAGACCCTTATGATGTTATAAAAAGACCACTACAAACAGCTATTATTAATTTTACACACGGGGAAAGAACAGAAGAAAATTTTAATAAAGTAATGGCACAGTCTGTTCAAGAAGGACTTACTGAATATTTTAAACCTTTTTATAGTGAAGCTATGTTTACAAAAGCTATAGGAGATATTATGAGAGGAGAAACTGTAGAAGGTTATCCTATAAAAGGTTGGGATGAAGGTACATGGGGAGACAAAGCTTCTTTAGCATTATACGAATTATATAGACCTTTTGTTCCCGGAGCTGCTCAACAAATTCCTAAATTAGTAAAAGGATTTATGGGAGAAGAAGAATACAATTCAAAATGGGAAGGTGATTTTTCTCAACTGTTAGAAAATGTTACAGCAGGACCCACAGGTAACAAAGCTTATTCAAAAAAAACGCAAGTACTTGCTAATTTAACCGGTCTTAGATTTGAGAAAGTTAATATACAAAAAGATTTACAAAGAAAAGCAAAAATTTATTTAAGAGAATTTGATGATGCTCGAACAAGTTTTAGTACTAAAGCATTTGGTAAAAATAAAAATGGTAAAAATTTTTTAAAGGGTGTTTCTTCTGCGAATGTAATCCATTATCCTGCTTTTAAAGATTTAAAATTAGCTGTAGACGCTGCTTCTTTTATGGGTGCAAATGGAATAGATATAAAAAATATTTTATTAGAAGCACGTATACCTAGACAAACTATTGGTAATTTAAACAGAAATAAATACATGGCGTGGAAACCTTCTAAAGAAAACTATAAAAAATTTAAAGACACAAATTTACAAGAACCTATGGGGTTATGGGATTTACAAGTTAATGTAGGAAATTATTTAAAAATAGCTAACAATCTTCCTATGTTAGATATTAACTTTTCAGGAGAAACTGATGCTCCTATTTCAGATACTACTGTTCCTAGAAAACAAATTGAGTTAGTAAGAAAACCACCAAAAAGAGAAGAAAAATTATTAGAAGAGTTGTTAAGACAGTCTTATGTGCAAGGAGGGTTAGTAGTAGGTACCGAAGAAGTTCCTTATACTAAAGAAAACCCAGCGGATAGAGTAGACCCATTTACAGGGTTGCCTTATTCAGAACAAATAACAAAACTAGGATAGAAGATGAATATAGAATTATGCAAACAACAGGTTAAGAGACACGAAGGAGAAGTGTTAAAAATTTATGAAGATAGTTTAGGCTATAAAACATTAGGGATAGGACACTTGTGTCAACCTAATGACCCTGAATACGATTGGAAAATAGGTACGGAAGTTAGTCAAGAAGTTGTTGATATGTACTATGAAGATGATTTTAATAAACATTACATAGAGGCTATACATGTATACGGAAGTGAAGAAGGTTTTTATAACCTACCTGAAAATATACAACATGTTTTAGTTAATATGTGTTTCAATTTAGGAGGTAACAGATTATCCAATTTTAGAAATATGCTAAAAGCTTGTAGGCAACATAACTGGAAAGAAATGTCAAAGCAAATGGAAGACAGTCGCTGGTATCGTCAAGTAGGTAGACGTAGCGTAGAGTTACAGGATATGGTTTTAGGAGTAAGATAGTGGGCTTTCCGTTTGAAATAATAACCATGTTAGCCTCTACTGTGTTAGGAGGAGTTATGAGTGTATGGGCTGAAAGTCGTAAGGCTAAAGCAGATACTCAAAAACTTTTAATAACTCGTGGTGAATTTAATTTAAAGTCAGCTAAACAAGCTAGAGACCACGGACTAAAAGATAAAGGTTTTGCTTGGACAAGAAGAATTATAGCACTAACATCTGTGTTTGCTATTGTTCTTTTACCTAAACTTGTAGCTGTCTACTACCCTGAAGTATCTGTTACTGTAGGCTATACTAATTGGAATCCCGGATTTTTGTTCTTCAGAGAAGGCAGAGAAGTTTTTGAATGGATAACCTTTCAAGGTTTAGTAATTACACAGTTAGATACTAATTTAGTATCAGCTATTATAGGCATGTACTTCGGGGGAAGTCTAGCCAAAGGAAAATAAAATGAACATGAATAATCAAATGGGTGGCTTCAGTGGAGACATGGATAGAAATGAAGTTGAGATAGACCTTAATAAATTTATGGCTTTACTCCAAGAAAAGTCAGCTTTAAAAGATAGAATACGTGAGCTTGAAGATACAAAGAACGACAACCCATATCAAAAATGGATATTTGTAGCACAAGCAATAGATAGTTGGAGACTTATACCAAGAGCTTTCCTTAGTGTTTATATGTATCTTCTTTACTATGTAGTCTTTTGGTACATGGACTTAGCAGTTCCAACTATGGAACAATCAGGTTTAATATCTGTTGTTGTAGGTGCTGGAGCAGCGTGGTTTGGTCTATATACATCTAGCAGTTCAAAGTCTGATAAAGCCGGTTAATTAAATGAACCCTAATCAGTTCATGGAAATGCTAGAAACTGTAGGTATTCCTGCAGCTTTTGCAATAGGAGCTGGTTGGATGGTTTGGAAATTGTTTCAACATTTAATAGCAGACGTACATAAAAAATTAGATGTGCAACACGGAATGATAGTTGCATTGATAGATAGAATAAGACAGATGGATAATGACATGATAAGAATAGACTCTATGTGTAGAACAGCAATGGGCATACAGGTAGATGTAGATAGAATAGCAAGAGCAGACGGAAAAAAAGACCAGAGAAAAGATTAATATGAAAGTAGTACCTACATTTAAAAGCGAAAAAACAATACGTAATTGTAATTGGTGCATAGCTTTTTGGTGTGTGCTTGTTATGTGTTTTTCTTTAGGTAGCTTGTCGGATGAAGTAGTCTTTAAATTTAAAAGCCCTAGTTTTAGTGGTATAAATACTAGCTCACATTATCTTACAATAGAAAATCAAGAACACTCTAGAAAATTAACATTGGAAGCAGAGCTACAAGCACTTAGAGACGAGATAGAACGAGACAAAGAGAACACAACTCTTGCACGTTTTATTCGTAACCTAGAATCCAGAATTTATGCACAGCTTTCTAGACAGCTAGTAGAAAATTTATTTGGAGACATACCCTCTGATAGTGGAATCATAGAACTAGAAGGCAATACTATTGAGTATAGTGTTGTCGATGGAATAATAACTTTAATTATAACGGACAGTGATGGGAATTCTACAACAATTTCTTTGCCTATCGGTACTTTTACTTTCTAGTTGTGCAGTTATATGGGAAAATGACGACTTAGTATTAACTAAAAAAATACAGTCTACTTCTACTTTAGAACTACAATCAGAAGAATTAAAAAATTTACCACCTGCTAAAGACAAACCTACAATAGCTATCTATCCTAATAGTTTTAGAGACTTAACAGGACAGCGTAGAAGTAACAGCACCTTTGCTTTGTTTAGCACAGCAGTTACTCAAGCACCAGAAGCTTTTTTAATTAGAGCTTTTAAACATACAGCTAACGGTGAGTTCTTTAGAGTTGTTGAAAGGGTTGGATTAGAAGACCTTGTAAAAGAACGCCAACTTATTAGAAGCACTCGTAAAGAGTTTGAAGAAGAAAACAAAATGAAACCCCTGTTATTTGCAGGGATTCTAGTTCAAGGTGGAGTTGTTAGCTATGAGGCTAACTTAAAATCTGGAGGTATAGGTGCTCGTTATCTTGGAATTGGAAATTCAAAATCTTATAGAGAAGATACAGTAACTATATCATTAAGGTTAGTATCAGTATCAACAGGAGAAGTGTTGACAGAAACATTAGTTTCTAAAAGCATTATATCCACAAGTATTTCGCAGGATATATTTCGTTTTATTGAAGAAGCTACGGAGCTAGTAGAGATAGAGGGTGGTGTAGCTGAGAATGAGAGTGTGTCTATAGCTTTGCAAAAAGCAATAGAGACAGGGGTTTTAAACATAATACATACAGGAATAGAGAGGGGCTATTGGGAATATGAATAATAAAATAATACTAACTGCATTAGTAATAATGTCTACAATGACATATGCAGCAGACAATGAGATATACGTACAGCAGAGTGGAGCTACTGCTAATTTAGATTTGGAGCAATTAGGTTCGGCTAACTTGATAGGCGGATTAAGCTCTGTAGCAGGGACAATGACTTCCCTAGATTTAGACGGCAGTACAATGACGCTTGATATAAACCAAATTGGGGGAAGCAATTCCTTTCTAGGGGACATATGGGCAGATACGTTTACGGGTTACTTTAATTTTGATGGAAGCTCAAATGCTTTTACAATACAAGTAGACCCTAACAATACGTATGGGGCAGATGGTTCAGATGTTAATGTAAATGCTACAGGTAGTAGTAATACTTTTACACTTGATTTGGCTACAAGTTCTATGGCTAGTAATACAGACTTAGACTGGATTATTAACGGAGATGGTAACGTAATCAACGCTGATATAGACTACGATGGTGGTACAAACTACATGGACGTAGACGGAGATTCTAATACTGTAAACTTTGATGGACAAGGGTACGCCGGCGGGTACTTTTATCTTGACCAAACAGGTAACAGCAGAACTTTTAATATAAACCAAATGAGTACACTTGATAATGACTGGCTTAAAATACTTTCTACTGGGTCTAATGGTACTATCTGTGTCATCCAAAATGATGGGGGAACAGCAGTCGGTTGCTAATATTGGCAACATAACTGAACTGAACGGAGCTGGTCAAGTTGTAAGAGACAAGACCTATAAAGCTTCTTTAGACCTAGACATAAACAGCTACGATAATGTCCAAACTTCTAACGGAAGAATGGGCATTACTTTTTTAGATGACAGTCAAGTTAGATTGACAGAGCATTCTAAATTAATCATAGACGAATTTATATATGACCCTGACCCATCTAAATCTAAGATGGTACTACAATTTGCTAGTGGAACTGCAAGGTTTATTACTGGTAAATTAGCTACGATAGATAAAGAGAACATACTAATAACCACTCCGAGTGCTACTGTCGGAATTCGTGGTACAGATTTTACAATTACAGTAGACGAACTGGGAAGAAGTTTAATTATTTTATTACCAGATGATGATGGTCTTCCTAGTGGAGAGATTCTTGTTAGCACAGCTATGGGGCAAGTAGTTCTTAACAAACCATATCAGGCTACTACAGTTTCAGTATATGAAGCTGCCCCCAGTAAACCCGTTATCCTTGACTTAACACTTGAGTTTATTGATAACATGTTAATCATTAACCCACCAAAGGAAAGTTTAAGTGTTGAAGGAGAAAGTAGAGACAGTAGTTCTGGTAACATTTTGGATGTTGACTTTCTGGAGTTCGATGATTTAGAAGTAGATTACTTAGCAGGTGATGACCTTGCTTATACAGAGCTAGATATAAATTATCTTGATGTTAATTTTCTTGAAGACTTACTAGATATAATAACAGACGTAAACGAGCTAGACCAAACAGACACTCTTTTAAATACTAGATTAGATTTAAAAGGTACTAAAGTAGGATACGATTCTACTACCCAAGTAAATACTTTTCTTACAGATAATCTTATAACTTTTTATAAAGCTTTAGAAGATACGATAAGATTAGATTTAGATAAATCAAATGCTTACACTGTCATTATGATACAGAATGGTAAGAGCACACAAATTATAGTTAATGGTGGAGGAGACTCTACTATTAAAATTACACAAGGAGACTAGTATGAAGTGGGCAATTACCTTATTAAGTATACTCACCCTGCCTCTTCTTTTTAACCTTGTGCCATTAGAAGTAATGAGACTCAAGACTTTTGATGCTCTTGTTACAACACCTAGTCCAACCGGACACTTTACAATCCTCAATATAGACGAACAATTCCTAGATGAACAGGGTGGATATCCCCTACCCAGAGATACACTTGCAAAAATTCACAAAGATATCATGGATGCTGGTGCTCTTGGTGTTGGGTGGGTAATGTTATTTCCACACCCTGATAGATTGGGAGGAGACGATGCGTTTGCTTTAGAGCTTTCAAAGTCTCCCAGTGTTATAGCTATGCCGGAAATACCTAACGGTTTGTATCCTCCTACAGTAGGTACAGTAATTAAAGGACCAATAGTTTCGTTACCTAAAGCACAAGGGTTTTTAGAAAACATAGATGTATTAAAACAATCAGCAGGACAGGGTGCTATATCTGTACCGGTAGATGTAGATAATTTAGTAAGACGTATACCCTTACTACAACAAACAGATAGTGGTTGGGTGGCTTCGTTTGGAACAGAAGTTTTAAAAATACTAGGAGGCGGGCAGACTTATCAGATTGTAACAAATCAGAATGGAATTGAGCAGGTTAGAGTAAGAGGCATTCCTTCCATTTCTACAGATAGTCTTGGGCGTAAGTGGGTTAGTTGGGTAGATACACCGCAAACTACATTAAAAGAATTAGATGTTGAGTCTACATTTGTATTCGTAGGATTTACAGCTAAAGGAATATCTCCTCAACTTGCAACGCCTGTTGGATTATTAGAACCACATAAAATTCAAGCAGCACTTTCTGAAAGTATGTTAATGGACTCGCCTCAAATTCCAGACTACAGATTGTTTGTTGAGTTACTTTTATTATGCTTCTCTGGTTTACTCACAGCCCTTGTAATCACTTATCTTGGTATCACTAAAGGCGTAGTATCATTCTTAGCAATGTTTGTAGGTATGGGTTATTTTGAATACTACTTTGTAACACAAAATGTACTCATAGATTTCACATGGAGTATGACATGTATGACACTTATCGCTACTCAACAATTCTATATTAACTTTAGAACCCAGTTTAAATTAAGACAACAAATTAAAAAACAATTTGAACATTACCTTGACCCAAGACAAGTAAAAAGATTACAAGATAACCCTAGTCTTTTAAAGCTTGGAGGTGAGAGAAGACGTTGTACGTTTTTATTCACAGATGTTAGGGGCTTTACAAGTTTATCAGAAAGACTAGAGCCTGAAAAGGTAGCAGAGATTATGAACAAGGCACTAACCATACAGGCAAACGCAGTTCAGAAACATGGTGGAATGGTGGATAAATATATAGGTGATGCAATGATGGCAATTTTTAATGCACCTATGGATTTAGATAACCATGAGAACAGAGCAATTCAAACAGCTCTTGAAATAAAGAAGAATATGCAAGAAGCAAACTTAGGAATTGAAATTGGTATTGGAATAAATACAGGCGAAGCTGTAATAGGAAATATGGGAAGTGATACACGCTTTGATTATACTGCCATAGGTGACGCTGTTAATTTAGCAGCTAGGTTAGAGAGTTCAACTAAAGAAGTTGGAGAGGACATAGTAATAGGACACGCTACTGCTGTTAATTCTACCATGAATACTAAGTTTTTAGACCCCATCTATGTTAAAGGCAAAGAAAAAGAGATTATTATATACACTATTTAGTTAAATCCTATAGCAAGCACACACAGTTCGCCTACTAAAAATTTTAATGTTTTAATACTAAGCCCTTACTTACTATA